AAGTCGATAAGGTCTGGTACATAGTTGTCAAAAAATAAATAAATTGTTATTTCTCAGCTTGCAGATCAGTTATAAATATCCTAAAGAAGGGCCATAGCGGCACCCCCAATTTTGAAAATGGTATCGGAATTCTTGTTAAGGAAATTCGCACCCTTTTCAATCCATTGGATCGCATTTGTCATCTTTGATGCCTTGCACATAGCTTGTTCAACGCCATTGGAAGTTCCAATGACCGCTTTACGAGCAGTACTTGATATCAAAGCATTATTTGCAGTCGAGGAAAAATTGGGAGTACCTTCCAAATGATAAATAGTTTCAATTTGGAAAGCATTGTTGGCAGTGTTTGGAATACCCTCATAGTAGAGGACGATGGCAGCGCCACCGCCACATCTAACTAAGTCTTTATAACCTTGTGTAAATAAAGTTCCTCCGGTATTATTGAATGTAGTAGAATCGCCAGATGTTAAGCCTGTTCCAGGTACACCAGATCCAATTGCAGTCTTGAAAGACCAAAAATTGTCACTAGTATACATGCCTGCTATCTCTAGGTCACCATGGAGTAAATCTCCAACGGTAACTTCGAAACCAGTAGGTAACTCAAGTATATTACTTGAAGTTAGATAGGTATTATCAATACCAAAAATCGGTGTAAACACCGATGATAAGGTAGCGGTCGATAATTCATTAAAGGAAGGAATAGTATCACCTAAAGGAACCATAGCAATCATTAATCTACCAGTGGCAGATAATTCAGGTTGAAGGTTCGATATTTTGATACCCCAGGATACGACACGATAGTCTGAAAAGACACTGGAAAGCGCACTAGGTCTAACTGCTCCGTAGATACAGTTAGAAGAAGATGTGCCTGTAGTGTTATAGACAGTCATGGGTGTATTCTGGATAGATACATTCAGAGAGGTTAAAGAAAGAGCATGTTGAAGATCGATCATGGACAAAACTGGGTTAGGAAGGAAAGCTACACCCCCACTAGTTATACTAGAGGAGGTAGGAGGACCAACCACGGTAGTTTGGTGAACATGAAAGGTTTGGGTAGGGAAAGGAAAGGGGTCAGGAACTTGACAACCAAGGGAACTTGGGTCAAAGGGATTAATCAAAGCGCTGTAAAAAGCGGATTGAGCATCACTTGATTTGGGTCCTTGACTAACTTTCTTTACTACTTTCTTCTGGGATTTTCCATTCTTCTGATTCTTGGCATTCTGGGCATTAATAGCCTGCATAGCTTGTTGAGAGAATTTAGCGTTTTTAGATGGCATATATAGAACTTATAGGTGGAAGGGCGAGAAAATTCTCAAACCCATCCACCTGTGACCCATCGGGGGAGGTTAACTCAAACCCCGATAGAACTCGTTCTGACATATCATCCATCACACTCTTAACAGACAATGATAGGAAATTCTCCTCCTTAGTTTCAACATCATCTAACTCCCTCCTGACAAGGACGTAAGGGTAGTTACCAGTAACACAAGATTCAAAACCGAACCAGCATTCTTTTCCCATATACTTACTAGACTCAGATTGACGAAAGTCTCTGAGAATAGAATTGTTAATGGAACGGAACGCTAATTTCGGTGTCATGTGCTCTAGTTGGTGAATCATCAAATGTTCAGGCTGTTCTAAAAGATTAGGAAGATTAAAACCCTCGGGTATAACTTCTTCTTTCTTTATGAACTGATAAACAGGTTCACCAAGATATGGATCGTAGGCAACGGGACTATTTTCATCGATCAAGGTAGCTTGACTTAACTTTAACCCAATGGTGGGTACGTTATAAGCCTGTGTAACCTTGTTATGGAAATAAGTCGCGAGTTGACGTTGGAAAGAGGTAATCTTCACAGGAACATCCGGTGAAGGCCTTATAAATCCAAGTCCACCTAAAACTTTAGGGAGGAATAAATTGTAATTACCCTTCTTAGAAATCTGAGCAATACTATCACGATGATAGTAAAGAAACCGATTATGTGTGTAAAGCTTATTATAGG